AACCTTGGTCGTTCTTCTGAGATTCTGAGAGACGAACTTAAGTTTGCTAAGTTTGTTGGTCGTCTGAGAAAGAGATTCTCTCAGATGTTTAACGATATGTTGAGAACTCAATTAATTCTCAAGAATATCGTAACTCCCGAAGATTGGGAGATTATGGCAGATCATATTCAATATGATTTCCTCTATGATAATCAATTTGCAGAATTGAAAGAATCTGAATTACTTCAGAGCAGACTTGGCAATCTTGCAACTATCGAACCTTATATCGGCAAGTATTACTCTACTGAATATGTAAGGAAGAAAGTCTTACGTCAAACTGACTCTGAAATCATTGAGATTGATGAGCAGATTGAAGATGAAATTAATAAAGGTATTATCCCAGCTCCTGGAAGTGTAGATCCAATCACGGGAGAACCATTACCTGGGGGTGATATGGGAGGAGACCCAATGGCAATGGGTGCTGACGGAATGGGAATGGGTCAAATTCCTACAGAACCAGACATGAATGCACAAGCAACAGAAGTTGATGCTCAGATGCAAAAGGACACCAAAAAGGCAGAAATATAAATATAGAATATATACACTATAATTTTTATGGATAACGTTATCGATTTGATTGCGACAGACGCAAAACCATCTGAAGTATCTGACGCTATTAAAGGAATTCTGTATGCGAAAGCTGCAGAAAGAGTTGATGCCGCCAGACCTATCGTAGCGTCAAGTATGTTTGATGGTGAAGAATATGAAGATGAAGTTGACCAAGAAACACAAGAGGAAGAATAATGGCAAGAACTTTATTAATCGGTAATGAAGTTGCATTAAGTACAACATCCAGTGGCGGGTCAAGTATATCTAATGCAAGTGTTGTTAGAATTTTTAATGGACTTGCTGGCAACGCTACCGTAAGTATGGCAAGCACAGTTGGTGCTGGCGATACTGTCACTTTTACAATGCCACAAAGTCATGTTGAGTTTCTTGAAAAACCACCAAGTTATGTGATTTGGGCATCATCAACATCAGTAAGAGCGACAAAAGTAGGATTCACCGGATAAACAAATGAAACTTATCACAGAAGAAATTAACAAGGTAGAATTTATTACCGAAGGAAAAGGTGCTTCTAAGAAGTGCTATATTCAAGGTATTTTCTTGCAAGCAGAGCAAGTAAATCGTAACGGTAGAATGTATCCCATGTCAATCATGGAGAAAGAAGTCAATCGTTACAATGAAGCATTTGTCCAAAAAGGACGTGCTCTTGGAGAACTCGGTCACCCTGATGGTCCTACCGTAAACCTTGATAGAGTTTCTCACAAGATTTGTGATCTCCACAGAGAAGGAAATAACTTTGTAGGAAAAGCACAACTGCTTTCTACCCCTATGGGTAAAATCGCTTCTTCTCTTATTAGTGAAGGAGTTACTCTTGGTGTTTCTTCTCGTGGTGTTGGTTCACTCAGAATGACCAATGAGGGTCATAAAATTGTCGGTGAAGATTTCATGTTAGCAACTGCTGCTGATATCGTTGCCGATCCTTCTGCACCTGATGCTTTTGTTTCAGGAATCATGGAAGGAAAAGAGTGGGTTTGGGAAGGAGGAATCCTTCGTGAGCAACTCGCAGAGAGAACTCAAAGAAGAATTAACACTCTCGTTGACCAAAGAAGACTTGAGGAGCATAAGTTGAATCTTTTCAACGATTTCCTCTCAAATCTTTAATTTATAAATAAATATAGATTATAACAAGTAATCAAGAAAACAAATGTCCGTTGGTAGCAATTTACAAGAAATGGAAAACGTAGTAACCAAAGGGGCTGCACCTGCTGATCCAATGCCTTCAGCTGGCATTCCAGTTGAAGATCTCGGCGGTCCTACTCCTGAAAATTATCGTCCCGATGACGATTCAGCAAAACTCAAGGATCCTGCTTCGACCCTTGCTCAAGTAAAGGATGTCGTCAACGCTAGAGCCATGAAGGCTGAAGAAGTTGAGGCAGACGAAGAGCAAGAGATTGTAGCAGAAGAAGAAGTAACCGAAGAAGAAGTTGTATCCGAAGAGGAAGCAACTGAAGAAGAGGTTGTTGCTGAAGAAGCACCTAAGGTTGAGTATGATATCGAAGAAGATGTCAATGCTCTGCTTGAGGGAGAAGAGCTTTCTGAGGAATTCCAAGAGAAAGCACGCACCATTTTTGAAACTGCTATCAACGCAAAAGTTGCTGAAATTCAAGAGCAACTTCAGTCAACTTACGAGCAAGCACTCGTAGAAGAAATCTCAACGATTAAAGAAGGTCTTGAGGAAAGACTCGACGCATACCTTGAGTATGTTGCTGATGAGTGGATCCAAGAGAACGCTCTTCAAGTTGAGCACGGTCTGAAGACCGAAATGACCGAATCATTCCTTGCTGGAATGAAGGGTCTTTTTGAAGAACATTATGTAACCATCCCTGAAGATAGATATGATGTTATCGAGAGCATGGTAGATAAACTAGATGAAATGGAGTCAAAACTCAACGAGCAGATCGAAAGAAATGTCGCTCTGAATCGTAGATTAGCAGAATCAGTTGCTGATGTAATCTTTGCAGAAGTCGCTGAAGGACTTGCCCTTTCCCAGAAAGACAAGCTCGCTACTCTCGCAGAAAATGTTGAGTTTGAAAGTGAAGCAGACTATCGTGAGAAGCTTGTAACTCTGAAGAAGTCATACTTCCCAGAGAACGCTGGCGCTCAAAGAGACAACTCAGAAACCATTTCTGAAGGAAGACAAGTTGAGAATACTCAGCAAGTTTCCTCAATTATGGAGTCTTACATGCAGACTCTGAGCAGAGTCTCCAAAAAGTGATTTCTAAATAATAACAGTTCAAACTAACTTTTTTAAAGAGGTAAATTCAAATGCAAATGCCTAGCTTAGAGCATCTGCAGGAGAAGTGGGCACCCCTTCTGGACTACGAAGGTCTGGATCCTATCAAAGATTCACATCGTAGAGCCGTTACTGCTCAACTCCTGGAGAACCAAGAAGTCGCACTCCGTGAGGAGCGTGCATTCCTTTCCGAAGCACCAACCAACGCTGCCGGTTTCGGTGGTTATGGTAGCGGCGCTGTCGGCACCGCAGCAGCAGGTGGTCCTGTTGCAGGTTTCGACCCCGTTCTGATTTCACTCATCAGACGTGCAATGCCTAACCTGGTCGCATATGACCTCGCAGGCGTTCAACCAATGAATGGTCCTACTGGACTCATCTTCGCAATGCGCTCCCGTTACACCAACCAGTCTGGCACTGAAGCTCTCTTCGACGAGCCAAATTCCGCATTCTCTGGTATCGGTACCGACGGAAGCTTTAGCACCACTAGCTACACTGCACAAGCAGGTGGCGATCGCGTCTCTGGTTTCGGCACTGGCGCTCAAAGTGGTGAAAATCCTGGTGCTCTGAATCCTTCAACCAACTCCACGCAAGCTGCGTATAACGTTGGTCGTGGTATGGACACCAACACTGCTGAAGCACTGGGCGAAGCAGGTAATGACTTCAACGAAATGGCATTCTCGATCGAGAAGGTCACCGTTGCTGCTAAGTCACGCGCTCTGAAAGCAGAATACAGCCTTGAGCTTGCTCAGGACCTGAAGGCTATTCACGGACTCAACGCAGAAGCTGAGTTGGCAAACATTCTGTCAACTGAGATTCTTGCTGAAATCAACCGTGAAGTCATCAGAACCATCTATAAGGCTGCTGAGTCTGGCGCACAAGCTAACGTTGCAACCTCAGGTAAGTTTGACCTCGACGTTGACTCCAACGGTCGTTGGTCGGTTGAGAAGTTCAAGGGTCTGATTTTCCAAATCGAGCGTGATGCCAACCGCATTGCACAAAGAACTCGTAGAGGAAAGGGCAACATGATTCTCTGCTCTGCAGACGTTGCCTCCGCTCTGACCATGGCAGGTGTCCTCGATTACACCCCTGCCCTCAACGCTAACCTCAACGTTGATGACACTGGTAACACCTTCGCAGGTGTCCTTGCTGGTAAGTATCGCGTCTACATCGACCCATATTCGGCAAACTCTGCTGCTTCGCAGTACTACGTTGTCGGTTATAAGGGTTCTTCACCTTATGACGCAGGTCTCTTCTACTGCCCATATGTCCCCCTCCAGATGGTTCGTGCCGTCGGTCAGGACACCTTCCAGCCCAAGATTGGCTTCAAGACCCGTTATGGTCTTGTTTCCAACCCATTCGCTGAAGGCGACTTTGCTTCTGGTCAAGGTCTGGGTCGTATCACCGCTAACAGCAACCGCTACTATCAGCGCGTTACCGTTGACAACCTTATGTGATTCATTTCACAAGTTTTCTGGAGGGTCCTTCGGGACCCTCTTTTTTTATCTAAATACAAATAAAACTGATAATGACAGTTTCACCTTTTAGAAATCAGATACAAAATAGAAACTTCTTATCTCCTACCGGGTTTCAGTTTAGTTTGTCTAAAGAACCTAAGGTAAGTTTCTTTTGTACAAGTGCTAGAATACCTGAGTTGTCATTGCAAACCACGATTCAACCATCATATCTTAAGGACCTTGATGTTCCTGGTGAAAAATTGACCTATGGAGATTTGAATCTTAGATTCTTGGTTGATGAGAATCTAGAAAACTATATGGCAATTCACAACTGGTTGACTGGTCTTGGATTTTCAGAATCGACACAAGACTATGTTGATTTGTTGGCAGACCCAGATGATGTAACTCAACCTGGTGATTCTAAGAGAGGATTTAGTGACGGAAGTTTAACAATATTGAGTAGCAACTATAGATCAAATAGTATTGTGAAATTCAGAGATATGTTTCCAATATCTTTGACCTCTCTGGAGTTTGACACTTCAGCAACTGACATACAATACTTTACAGCAGAGGTCACTTTCAAGTATACTATCTACAATATCTTTGATTCTGACGGAAGAACGCGCTTATGAATCTTGAGCAAATTCAGGAGATGTGGGACAAAGACTCCCAAATCGACCCTGATAACCTACATGATGAGTCTTTAAAAATACCCCAACTTCACGCCAAGTATTATACCGTTTACAATACCATCACCCTGCTTCGTGAGAAG